AACACTTGGTAAATGAAATCCATCGTCCTGCAACTGCCGGAGCCGCCGTCCGCGAATGTGTATTGGCGGCACAACCGCGGCCGCATCCATCTGTCCACCGAGGCCACGCGGTATCGGCTCACCGTGCGGGCCGCGTACAAGAAACAACACGGCACCAGCAAGATCGCGTTTCCCGATGGCGCCGTTGCCCTGGTCTTTGACTGGCGACGATCCCGCAAGTCGGGCGATCTGGATAACCGCTTCAAGCAAGCCCTCGACGCCTTGCGCGGCGTGGCGTACACGGACGATAACCAGATTGTCGAGATACACGCCTATCGTTCGGACGTTGCGCCAAAAGGTACGCTGACTCTTACCCTTTCTAACGGAACCTTGACGTCATGCGTTTCGAGCTAGATAGTCACCGCCGCACGGTTGGCGTCACGACCGTGGCCAGTTCCGCAGGTTTCACGATCACAAGCCACGAGTTTCTGGATCATATCCAAAAGGTGCTGACGGCGCGCCATGTTTACCTAGCCAATCTTGAATCGGATCAATGCCAAGCGTAGAGCAACTCAACCAACTGAACATCGAGGCCGCCAATACGGGCGGGCGCAAGTACGACAGCGCGCGCCATCTGCCGGAGCGCACGGTGCCAGCCGCCGCGCCGAAAGCAAAAGTCGAGCAAGGCGGTAGCGGCCAGTCGTCGAACCGCGGCACCATGTGAAATGCGTAACGTGCGGCACAGAACAGTTTGACGAGCGCGAGCCACTACTGGGCTTCGCGCAGATTCGCTGCCGGTGCGGTGTCCGGCGGGCGCCGCGGATTCCCGCCGCTGAGTTACCGCCGTCCACCAAGCCCAAGCGCGCGGGCAACGGATTCATCAAGGCGGGCGTATTCTACGGCGTCTGCAAAGCGCCGCTGTGCCAGAAGCCGTTTACGGCGGTGCATCCACGGCAAACGTGCGGCAACGCCGCGTGTCGTCGTTGGGCTAAGACGCGCAGCGAGAAACTGATCGCGCGCGTGTGCGGGTGCGGCGCCCCGTATGTGACGCGGGACGCCAAGCAATCAGACTATTGCTCAAATCCCTGCCGACAGCGCGCAAAGAATACGCGGTATGCGGAAGCTCTGCGCGCGCGCCGCCTGTCGCGCAAGCCCGCGCTGCCGTTGGATCGTTAGCCTAAGCGCTCGACGATCCGCGCGCTCGCGACGGCGTCGCACAACGCCTCAACACCATCGGCAGGCAAGACGTTTTCTAGGCCGCTGTCGGATAGCGCGACGTGCATGAGTTCGTGATAGAGTACGCGCCATTGCATCTCACGCGGCAAGCCAGGCGCGATCCAGATCGTCCGATGCTCGGCGTCCCACAGCCCCCACGCCTCGCGCCTGTCCTCCGTGAGCAGCCCTTTCCGGCGCTTCACGACGACGGGGCCGCCCACGCCTTGCATCCGTCTAGGAAGCGGCGGCCACTTCATCCGGCGTCCGTAGGTCGGCGTGGCGAATGTCGGGCTGCGGCGCGTGCGTGTCGTCCGGCGTTTCGCTGAGGTAGCCGTGGCCCATGCACGAGCCGCAGACGCAGTCGCGGCCGTCCTCGTCCACACGCACGCCCGTCGTGCCGCAATGATCGCACTGGACATGAATGACGCGGTCAGTCATTGTCCTCCTGGCTCACAAAAATCGCGCTCAATCGTTCGCGAACAAACTCTACCGTCATTTGCGCCGCCTCGCCTTGCAGCGCGTGATGCTCGATGCACGCATCCAGCACTCGATCCACCTCGACGCCAACATCTTGGCGCGTGAGTTCGCGCACGATTTCCGTCATCTCGTCCTGATCGCGCTTCATTTCCCCGTTCCCCCGTATTCTCGGTTGCGCCACATCGCTTGCCCGTCCCGAATACTTACGAACTCTACCTGCTGTAGCCGCTGCGTGGCGTTCCACGTCACCACCACGCAGCCCTGCTGCCAGTCAAAGTCGATGCCATACGGCGCGTCCAGCTTACACGTACACCCCGTTTCGATCCAACTGGCGTTCCCGTTATGATCGCGGTGCGTGAACCAGCCCATCCGGTGCGTGTGGCCGCTGGCGCCGCTTCTGCCGTACTTTTCCCACTCGCCCTTGCCTGACCAGCCCGACCACTTCCGCACGACGTTGCCGTGCTTCGTGATGATCTTCGGCACGACGCTCGTCCGGCTTTGCTCGCGCTCAGGAATCCATTGCCAGCCGATGCTGGCAAGCTGCAAAAGGTTGGGCCACTGGATTGCTTCCTGCACCTTGTCGAGCGCCGCGATATGGCGGTGGCCGCCTTGCATTGAGGCCAGGCAGCGCGACAGCCGATGTTCGTGGTTGCCTTCCAGTAGCACGCGCTTGGCTTGCGGCGCGATCTGCGCCATCTGATGCAAGTGCGCGCGCGCGGCATTGATGTTCGCTTGCAGCGTGTCGAGTTGCGTCGGGTCGCTGTCGAAGCGCGATATCTGGAAGCAGTCCACCAAGTCGCCCATATTGACCAGGATGTCCGGCTTCACGTCGCGGATCACGCCCTGCACCACCTTGATGGCGGCCGCGTCCTCAAACGGAACATGCGTGTCGCCATACAAAACCGCCGTCGTAAAGCGTTGCTCTTTCGACGGCGCGGGCTTGGGGATGTCTACGGCAAACGGCGCGGGCGGGATGTCGAGCAGCGCCGCCAGTTTCGAGCCTGGCGGGATCGGCGCCACCTCGCGTTGCGCGCGCATCCGCGCGTCGAAGCTGTCCACGGCGGCGCGATATCGCGGGCCAAGCATTGTGGCGCGTCGATCCACGCTGCCGTAGCTCAGTCCCATTGCGGCGACGATGGGCGGACGGTCGCTCCCGTAGGTGGCCGCAAGTTCCAACAACTGCCGGTCGTCCTGCTCAGTCCAACGGTGCCGTAGCATACCGGAAGGGCTTAAGGGACATATTTCCAACAAAACACGGCTAATCGAGTCGGTACTTTTTCCACACGGCCGCCATGCCCTCGCGCTGAAGCAGCGCGCGATCGTCAGGCGTTGGCGACATTGGACACTCTACCGCCTGCATATGCGGCAAGTCGAGCATACGCCACGCGCCACCCCATGTCAGATAATGTGTTCGCGCAAGCGCCCCCAACGTGTTCCAAAACGCCTGAGAAGCGTTCCACGGGCTGTTGTCGTTCTCGACCACGTCGCAGGCGCACCCATGAGCGTGCCACGACTGCGCGGCGTGTGCGGCGTTGGTGACGACGCCGTCGGGACACGTTGGCCATGCCCACTTTGCGTCTAGTCCTGCCGACAATAACTGACTGGCGCTTCGGCCCTTGCCAAACAAGAACGCTTGACGCTCGACCGTTCGCACGGTATCAAACTGCACGGCCCGAAACCCTGCGGCGAGCATCCCTGCCAACACTAACTCAATGCGACGTCGCACTACCGGCGACAATGCCGCCAAGTTGGTGTTCGCAGGGACGCCCGCCCGGATCATGCTACTTCTTCCGCATGGCAAACGTGAGCTTGGCCGCGGCCAGCGCGAGGACGCTCTGCACCGCCTGCGCGTCCACGCCGGCTAAGTCGGTGGCCTCAAAGCCAGGCACCACCTTGCCCACCAGCGGCAGCACAATGGCGATCGCGCCCACGAGGAAGGCGTGAATCTGTCCTGGCTGCGCGTCCACCCACGCGCTCGCCTTCTTCACATACTGATAGCACACCGACGTGACCGAGCCGAGGAACAGCGGCAGGACGTAGGGCAATGCAAAGGATACGACGCTCATGGGGCCACCTTGCGAAAGAGGAAAACCACTTTCTGAACCACCCGCCACACCGTCGGAAACGACACCGTAATATCTAACGGCATCGCCGATCCGCTGGCTTGGTCGCGCATAACACATCGAGCAAGAGCATCCGTTGTTCTTCCGCACGCGCCGAGTCGCGGACGACGTGCGTGACTTCTTGTAGCAGATGCACGTCAAACACCGACACGTCCACTTTCGTGCGCCAGAGCGCGATCAGGAACGGAATCGCCGCTGCCCCGACAAACGTCGAGGTGAGGGCAATTGTGAGGCCGCGCTTGACGCCTGCGGTCACGGCGCCGTCGGCCACTGTGGGGCGTTCGGATATACCGTCCGCTGCGGCAGATCGCGCAACGCTTGCCGGTACACCTTCCACGCCGCCGCGTTTGCCGTGGGTGCGTCCGGCGCTTGCGTCCAGTCCGACGCGGCGAGCTTTGCGTTGCGTTGCTCACGCAGTTCAGCAAGGGCTTGCGCGGGACGTGCGGCTTCGTGTGCCGCTACGCGGTCGTTATGTTCAACAAGTTCCGCTGCGCTCAACTCAATCACAACGCCGTTGATTACTTTATGAGGAATATTGCTCATATTTGCACTCCGTAAATACTAATTGAGCCACGTTGAAGATTGCCACCGGACGCTGTAAATCTTAACGTGTTAAGTTGCTGTCCTACTGTTGTCGTTTGATAAATCGCGGCGTTTGCCTTTGCATACACGCGGCTCCCGCCGCTATGATAGGCATAGGTTAGACCGCCAAACATGACTGGGTCTGGTATTTGATTGATTTGTTCCGTTTGACTGGCTATCGGGCTAAACGTCAATGTGCAGGTTCCATTCATCCCGCCGTACATTGTGTAAGGATAGCTAACACCAGCGTCGGCGACATTATCGTTAATAATGTGTACCGCTGACGCGCTTTCTGTTGTCAATCCTACTGGCGATGCGGTGCCGGTCTGATATGAGCCATTCCACAACGAGCCATACGTTGCACCGCCGTCGTGTGATCCTTCCACGCGAATGGACACGCCCGCGAACGGCGTTAGAGCGTTGAAAAAAAGGTAATAGGACGAAAACTCATATTTAGAGATGTTTGCCCATATTAGCGATGCTGTTAAGGGTCTTGCCGTCAGAGTTGTTATCCACGTCAACGCCTGCGGCCCTGGCGCCGCCGTCATAGTCTTTCTTGGGGGAGCAAAGGCGCTGGTTGGCACGTTAGTATGCCCCGCCGAACGCCGTCACCTGTAACGCCGAACCCGCCGCCGTCGTGGTGACGCCGACGCTGGCATACAACGCAAACGCGGCGGGCAGGTTGAGGGGAAGGGACGGCGTAAAGGTCTGCGTAAACGCCGCTGCCGTTGCAGACGGCGTTATAGCCGTTGTGACAATTTCGGCCCACAAAAACGCCGTGGTGCCGTCCCAAATCCAGATGCCGACCACGTTGGCAACGCTGGCCTGTCCGATGGCGGTAGACACGGCGTTGACCTGGATGCTGTCAATCCGCATCCCGTTGGTCGAGACTGGCACGAACGCGGTAATATTGGCGCCTGCCAAACTTGCGGTGGCGGTTGGGCCGCGTGTGGTGCAAGCGGTTTGTGCTGCGAGCGTCAGCGTCTTGACGTACGGCGTCTGCGCAAAAATAGGGGTCGAGGTCACTGCCATGATTAGAATCCTCCGTAATTAGTTGCCAGAAATAAGTTGCCACCAACGGGTGACGACGAGACAAGGCCGGTAACATCTGCTGCGGCGACGCCCTGCACGCGCACCCATGCGGTGCCGTTGGAACGTGCATAGCCGCCAGCCGCGCCCGGTGCGAGGCCGTTAAGCGAAGTGGCCGCCGCCAGCGTTGCTACCAAGTCGGTAAAAAATAAGTCCCACAGCGTTGCGCCAGAACTGGTAATTGTTTCGGGGCGGGCATAATCGCGCCCGTCTGTGCCGGACAGAATTGCCAGCGAGTAGGTATGTCCGTTGAGTACCACGCTTGCCATTAGAGTACCTCCTCACAAGAAAGTGCCGCCGTGTAAAAATCTGTTGCCGCCGCTTCAAGCGGTGACAAGTCGCGCAACGTCGCCAAGAACGAGCGCCGGAACAGATGCACGCTGTCCTCGGCATCCCAGACAAAAAATAACTGTTTGGAAAGCCCTAACTGCCGTTGTATCTCAAAGGCGTAGGTAAAGATTTCGTCCGTGTCCATATTCTGAATTGTAAACGCCGCCGACCGTGCGCGCGGCTGCACGTTAAAGTACTTCGGCCCCGCGTCCGAGCGTTGCAACGTAGTTTCCGTGTTTACGCCAATCGTCGCGCCCACGCTCATATTGATCGTCGGCTGCCAAGCGCGCGACATCACCAGCCGCCCCATCTGCACATAGCCCGCCGTGTTGCCAATGTCGCTGATCTCAATCAACCAGTATTGCGACGCTTTTGCCGTTGGCGCAATATAGATGGCCGAGAGGTTATAGTTGGCGGCCTCGGCTGCGCTCATGCGGCCATCGAGCCACGACGGATCGCCCACCGGCGCGACGTAAAGCGGCGAGGTGATCGGCCAGCCGTCGAACCAGCCGGAATCGTAGATTGGCACCGACCAGTCGCCCGCCGTATCGCTGCCCCGCACGCGCACGGCGCTCGTGCGCGAGAAGTTGTGATCGACCAGCGCCACCAACCGCACCCATTCCGACACGCCAAAGTCGATGGTGAACTGCGCGTTGGCCAGCGACGCCGTGGTCGAGCGCGTCACGCGCGCGAGGCGGTCGTCTTGCAAGTTCGTTAGCGGCAGCGTGGCCACCCATGAGCCGCCCGCAAACACCGCGGCGGTGCTGTCGCCCGTCATTGGAAAACCGAGGATCGCGTTGGCCATTTATACCCACCCCGTCAAGCGTAAGGTTTTCGCCTGGGCATCCGGCTCAATCCCAATCAGACGCGCCGACGGGCCGGTCGCCAGCCCGTAACGCGGGTGCGTAATGCTCACCACGTTGTTCAAGTCGAGCGCAATCGTGTCCGTGTCCTGCGGCACCACAAACTCGTAACGATCCCGCCGCGTCCCGCGCAGCACTTGCAAGCGCGTGGCTTCCGTCAGGGCGTTGGCCGCGCTCACAATGCCCGTTTCAACGATGATCTCAGCCGCCAGCAGGTGCTTGGTTTGCACCGTCGCGTCGGTATAGCGCGCGTCCCGCCACTCTTGCGCGATCACGCCGCGCCGCGCTTCTGTCACGCCTGCCGCCACGCCGGACGTTTGCACCGTGTAGTTCTTGGCATAGCGCACAATCACCGCAAAGACCGGCACGCCGCGATCTTGATCGGCAGTCGGCGAACGGTACACGTTGCCGATAATGTCAGTCGAGACAAAGGCATAAGCGGGCGTGCCGGTGGCGGCGACGAACTGCTTCATCCGCATCACGCCAGTAATGTCCGGCCCCCACGATGCGCCCGCACTCGTTAGCACGGCGTCTAACACGTCCGTGCCTGTCGTTTCCTCGTCCCACCAGAAGCCGCACTCGTAGGGCGCGGCCAAGTCTAAAGCCGTCACGTCGGCGCTGCTGATAACGCCCGCGGTAAAGCCCAGGCGGTTCTTCAGCACGCGATCCGCAATCTGCGCGGGATACCGCAAGGCTGCCGTTGCCGCTTCTGCGGTATCGCACGTCACCGGCCCGACGGGATCAGAGCCAAGCCGAAACATCCCGCCATCAAGCCACGTGTCAAACTGGCCCGCCGCCGGAATGTTGGACTCTAGCGCCACTTGGCTGGCCCGCGCCACGCCCGCCGTGAGCGACGTGCCTTGATCGTACACGGCGCTGATCGCGTTCACCGCGCCGTCATTGACTTGGAAAATCAAGCGCGCGGTATTGACGCACGGCGGCTCGATGTT